CGTCATCAAAAAATGCGACAACAGAAAGACCCTAACTTTAATGAAAGCGATATTTCATCAGATTCGGAAGATATTGATACTCCAAATTCTGCGCCAAAAAAGAAAAATCAGCGATCCGTCATCGATGTGATGTCGAATTTTTTTGAATCAAAAAGAGCTCTTGGAGGGGAATTATGCACGGAAAATACATTTTTACCAAAATCGAAGAAAAAAATTAGCAATGCACCGAAGAGAAGATCAAGAGCTAGAAATTTATCAAATGGAAGGTCCTCAAAAATTAAGCAAGCACCCAAACGAAGTGGTACCGTGGTAACACTGTCTTCTTCAGAAGAAAGCTTCAATGTAAACAATGACGAAGATGACAGTTCCGATGAAAGCATAGAAGTCAAGACGCTAGACAGGAGAAAATCAAAGAGAAAACCTTCTAAATTGAAATCTTCACATACATCTAAACAGAATAATACTATGACAGCGTTTTCGGAAGATGAAAGTAGTTCAGAAGAAGATAGCGGTTCAGAGTTTGAGTATGTTAAGTCATCAGGAAATCGACGAAAAAAGGAGATGGATCAAGATATTAAAAGAAAACCTAATAAAAAGCAGAAAGGGCTCTCGAACGGGAATACATCAAGAATAGATAAAGAGAAAAAAAAAATCCCTTTGACAAGTAATGATGATAGCTCGGATGACTCAGAAATTGAGATAACGTTTTCGACAATTAATGAAGAAAGGCAAAAAAGAAATAGGATTTCAGCGAAAAAAACAAAAGCCGAGAAAAAATCATCCACCAGCCTCAAGCCTCTTAAAGGAAAGACTGAAAAGAAATCGGAGGATAAGGATGAGTACGAAGATGATTCCGAGAACGATGGGATTTTTTCACCACTTAAAAAAAAGCAAGTGAAAGAAGGTTTAGTAAACAAAAGTGGAAACCGAAGTATGCTAGTCAAGTCTTTCAAAGACAGGGACAAGACACCAGCAGTGAAGAGACGGATAAAGAAGAGGACTTCATCAATAATTGCCGACGAAGAAGATATTTCAGAGGAAGAACGAATGGCTATTGCCTTGGCTATGAGCGAGAGTCAAGCAAGTTTTCAGGCACAACAGCCAGAAAAAGAATGCCCACCAAAAAGGAAAAAGCGTAAGATATCCCCAACAAAAAGACTTGTTCATGAAGGTGATGCCAACGAAGAAGATATGGCAATGGCACTTGCCATGAGTGAAAGCCAGGCTGCTTTTGAGGCTTCGCAAACTGAATCTCCAGATATTGAATTGGACAATACCTCTGTAGAAGGAGAGGAAGGGGATGACGACGACGACGAATCAGTAATGGTTCTTGAAACTTTAGATGAACGCTACAAGGAGGCTGAAAAGGTACTCCAAACAGCAAATCGACTTAGTGAGCAAGTTTTACTCAATATGAGAGCATGGTCTAGTCGCCATAGCAGCGGCGATGCGGCACAAGGTATGATTGTTGATGGTGCATTGGCAATGAGGAATTACAGAAATGATAAAGATTGTAACAACAATGACCATTTGTGGATTTCGCACGAAAATATTAAAGAATTATGTTCTCCAACCTTAAAACTTGCAGACTATCAATTAATCGGGGTCAACTGGCTGGCGCTTTTGCATGAGATGAAGGTAAAGATAGGTGACGGTGAGAGGGCCAATGTAAATGGTATATTGGCAGATGTCATGGGTCTTGGAAAGACAGTGCAAACTATTGCGTTTCTTGCTTGGCTCTGTTCCAAAAACAACACTGGTCAAAGAACGAAAATGGGAAATTCCAATTATAAACATAAAATATCAGTGGGCGAAGATGGTTACTCTGCCAAACCCCACATTATAATTGTCCCGGCATCCGTATTGGATAATTGGATGCATGAATTTCAAAAATTTGCTCCACAAGTAAAAGTAGTAAAGTACCACGGCCCCTTAGAATTAAGAAAGCAGTTACGATCAAATCTTACCTGGCGACTTTCGAAAACAAGGCGAGATTACAACCCAGAGCAGAGTGTAGATGTCATTGTGACAACATTTTCTTACTTTTCAGGGACCAAGGCAGATGATCGCGCTTTTCTCCGACGTTTTAAGTTTGAGTATATGGTTATTGATGAAGCACATTGCTTAAAAAATCCAAGATCTAATGCATACCAAAATTTAGACAAATTAAAAACTTCTCATCGACTACTTTTGACTGGAACTCCAGTTCAAAATTCACCGAAAGAACTCATGTCTTTAATTTGTTTCTTGATGCCTCTATTCCGAACAAAAAGTAGTAGTTCATGGGAAAGCGAGGATGAAACGAAGAATGATGGTGGTGCTCGAATGCTTGAATACTTTGTTTCCTTGGAAGGAGGAGATATAAAGTCTGACAGAGCTGCCTATAAGAAATTGAAGCAGCTTTTTGCCCCCTTTGTATTACGGAGACGAAAGGAGGATGTTCTTAGTCAAGCGTTGCCGAAAAAGACCCGTCAAGTTGTTCGTGTACCGCTCAACACAAACATGCGAAGAATGTACGACTCTCTCCTCAATTCTCATCTGAATGCAAAAAACAGTAATCAGACGATGATCAAGAGCGCCGCTGATCGGCAACATATTTTTACGGTTTTAAGAAAGGTCGCAAATCACCCTCTTCTATTGCGCAACAGGCACTTAAACAATTTAGAAACAGAGCATCTGGCCAAACACCTTCGACTTTATGGATATTTTGGAGACTCCTGCAAACCAAACTTAGTAAAGAAAGAGCTGAAAAAAATGAGTGATTTTGATATTCATCTTGCTGCTCTTGATGTTATTTCTGAGAACCCAGATCGCGAGAAAGAAATGTCACGTTATGTACTCTTGGAGAGTGATCTTTATTGTTCACCTAAGCTGGAGAAGCTTCGCGTCCTCATTCCAGATCTAGTCAGCAAGGGACATCGCATCCTAATATTTTCACAGTGGACTAATTGTCTTGATCTATTAGGTTGTCTGATGGAGTCTCTTGGTATGACCTTTTTCCGATTGGATGGTCAAACACCTATTAGTGTTCGGCAACAAATGATAAACGAATTCAACAGTGATGAGACTATACCGGTTTTTCTCTTATCGACCAAAGCTGGTGGAATGGGGATCAACCTTACAGCAGCAAATATTTGTATTCTGCACGATTTAGATTTCAATCCTTTCAATGACTTACAAGCTGAGGACCGATGCCACCGAATTGGACAGAAGAAGCCTGTAAAAGTGATAAAGATGGTCACCAATGATACTGTAGACGAAGCTATCTACGAAATGCAACAGCGAAAAACGGAGATGAACGCTGCAATCCTTGAAAAAGGTGGCTCAATTGATGCAATGAAGGATAAGAAGAAAAAGAATCAGGAAATTAAAAGTATGCTTCAGTGTCAATTTGACCGTTATCTGTCAAAGCAAAGTTAAAGATTGCAAGGTGTTGGGACAAGATATGAGTGCAGACTTGTATATTAATTGAAATATTGCAAGACTTCATGACTTATCGCTATTGAAAATGAAAGCGTCAGGGGAATGGGAACTAGAAGATCCTTCATTTTTCTTGTGGGAGATTAAATCTAACCAGAATCCTAACCCAGATTAAAAGCACTACAAAGATTAATTTCTTTACTTTGGCTTGTACAAAAGGGCCTGATTTGTGGCATACAATTCATTTGATTCATATGTTAGACTCATCAAACTGAATGTTACCATCTTTCAATTTTCCAGAGCGCTAACTTTTTCAATTGGTTAATAGTCA